CCACTTGCAAAAAGGCTGTAAAGGGGTATAATGAATTTACCCCTTTCAAGCCTTGCGCTTGTGGGCGTTGGTCTCCCCGTGTTGTCGCTCCGCCAAGATTGCCAACACGGGGGGATTTTATTTTTCTTCGGCCAGAAGCAAATGAACGCCTTTTCTTATCGCTTCACCTTTTGTTATGCCGTGCTTTTCGCAGTAGTCATTCAGTTTCCTGTCTGTCTCCGCGTCCAGCCTAACAGATGTTCGGATATTTATAGGGTTCTCCGTCTTTGGCCGTCCGGTGCGTGGGCTCATGTCATCACCTCACTTTTGAGCACACATGAATTATACTTTATGCACGCTCAAAAGTCAATAGAAAAATAGATAAAAATTCGGGGGGGAAAATCCCCGCTTGCTTTTATCTGCGATCCTGCATATAATGTTTTTATCCCACGGCATAATAAAAAATGGAGGCTGAAAGAAAATGAAAAAAGCGATCTCGTTTTTCCTTGCTCTCTCGCTTGTCCTTGTGCTGTGCGCTTGCAGCGGCTCGTCCGGGCCAGACCCGAAAGACTACACGCCGGAGGATATTATAAACGGTCTTTCCTCTGCCGGGTGTTCTGTCGGGGATATAACGGCATACACCGCAGAAACCGACCCAAACCAGAAATTAGGCCGTCCAAATGAATACACGGGAAAAGCAGATTTTGAAATTCCCGGTATTGAGACGATCAACACGGCGACGGTTGAAACGTTCGCCAACAAAGCGGATTGTAAATCCCGGTATGATTATCTGAATCAGTTTACCGGCGCAGATTTGGGCGCGTTCGGTCTGAATCAGTATATGTACAAGTCGGATTATGCTATTCTTCGCATTCCGTATGAAGTGACGCCGGAAGATGCCGGAACGTATGAAACGGCTTTTCATTCTTTTGTAGGTTCGTGACTTCTCCCCCACTTGTGGGGGGAAGAAACCGGCTTATCAGCCGGGGAACATTCTATAATATGAAGAAAAGAGCGGGAATTAATTCCCGCTCTTTCTTATTCCCCGATCTGCCGCCGTTCCCCATAAGCGGGAAAAGCACTTTCAAGGTTATTTTATCGCCTTTGCAATGGCGTTTTCTGCCACTCTTGCCCATTTATCGCCGTTCTTTGCCTTCGATGCTTCCATCCAATGGGATTGAGCTTGCGGGTGCATGTCCGTTGTGAAAACAAGATTCTTGTCCGTGGCGTGGAGTATCGCGCCCTTGCGGTGTCTCCATCCTTTCCCCTCATAGAAAACGGCGTGTCGGTTGTCCTGATCTACCATAACTTTTCCGTAATAGAGATATTGCGCCTGATCTCCTGTGTATATGATCTCATTCCCGACCGTGTGAGCGAGCTTTGAGAATGTGCCGGTAAGTGCCGGAACAAAGGGGTCTGTATCTTTCAAAGCCTGTTCCGCAACGACCGTTTCAGCGTATTTTACCGCCTTTCTGAACGTCTTAGCGGGCAGGGTCTTAATGTTTACTGTCAGCTTCATAATGTCCTCCTATAATAATTCCGTCCGCGCCTTTTCGCGCTGACAAAAGTATTTCGGCGGGGGATTCATCAAGTAGACCGGCAGAGGGGCTTGTGTCGTTCGCTCGTTGAATGAACAATACATTATCGTTCCAGCAACGAGGGCTTGCCTTGATTTTTTCATAGTCTAAATTGTTCGCCTTGCAAAACTCTTGTATTGCAAGCAAAAAACCATTGCTTTCTTGCATAATATTGTAATCCTCCTATAATCCGTCTGCATTTCCTCCGAATCTGCAAGCACAAAGGGAATAAATGCAAACATTTTTTCGTTTTCTGCTTACATTTTGGGGATTTCTGCAAACGTTATCGTAAAGCCGTGGGTTAATCGTAAAGCCGTGGGTTATTTGGCTTTTTTAAAAAACCGTTGGCTTTTTTCGCTTTCGCCCCCGAACGCCCCCGGACGGCTGCGAACCGTTCATAAAAAGTTATTGAAATCAGCTTACTTTCCGCATATAATAGGCTTACACGGATGGGGGAATACAAAATGGATATTCAATACTCCAAGCGAGCCGTAAAAGCTATAGCCGGCATGGACAGGCCGACAAAGCAGCGTATACGAACGGCAATAGAGAAGATACCGGAGGGCGATATAAAGCCGTTGCAAGGGTATCCAGGCTCATACCGGCTGCGTGTGGGAGATTGGCGCATCCTGTTTTCTTTCCCTGCTTCCGGTGTGCTGTTGATAGAAAAGATTGCTCCGCGTGGTGAAGTTTACAAGGGGGTGTAAAGAATGTCACCGGTAAGAGATCAGCTAAACCACATGATAGACTATCTGCCAGAGGCAGAACAGGCGCTTTTGCTTGAGATCGTCCGGCGCTTTGTTTCGGATGATGTTGCTACGCCCGACGATATAGCGGCGATCTCCGCAGCTCGCAAGGAATACGATAGCGGGGAAACCGTTGCCCATGCTTCCGTATGGGGTTAACAGAAGATCGAGCGTAAATACCGGCGTAGGGCTTCGGCCTCTGCGCCGGTTTCCCTTTCCCCCGGAAATATGCGGCAATTGCAAGCAATTGTATACAGATGCTTGCAGATTGCTTTCAATTGCTTGCAAATGCTATCAAACGCCCGCAGATGATTTATTTATACAGAAAGAGAAAAGTGTATAAATAAGTCTTGCATTATCGCCCGGCGTGCGGTATAATATGGGCGTGTAGTAGTCGATAGATCGAGTACGGCGGGGTACCTCCTTCTTTTACCCTCCGGTGTCTTAGGATGCCGGAGGGGTTTTTTATCTATTGCATTTTCCCGGAAAGTGCGGTATACTATTTGTGCGGGTTTCGATTCCATCCAGCGTCCCCCCGGTATCGTTTGATACCGGGGCTTTTTAATACAAACTTTCTGGTACGAAGAAGCGGGGCATATTGCCCCGCTTTTATTTCTTGCCGAATTTAGCGAGATACTTTTGCAGCTTCGGATTGACTTCTTCTTTACTGCCCTTGACCTCTTCGACCGTTTCCGTGATCTCATCCATGAACGCAAGCATGAGATTGCACCAGACCGGCAGACCGTCCGAAAGCGCCGTAAGGTGCATTTCCCCGAAAATGGGCTTGCATACATCCTCGCCGAAAAGCCCGTTGATGATCTCGCGCATATCGGTATCCGCCTTTTCCGCGACAGGGAAAAAGTTATCCGCCGGGGCTTCCTCCGCTTCCTTGCCGAAAGCCTCCTGACGCTTTGCCAGCTCTTCACACGCTGCAAGAAACCGCTTTACAAAGCCGGTATCCATCGGGTTAAAGCGGATAACCACTTTCCCGTTGATGTTGTACTCCTGAACGTTCGATACAGAGATATTTTTCATTTTTTATCCTCCTGAAAATTATTTGCCGCGTCCGCGGTTTCTCTCTTCGGTGTAGGTGTAAACGCTTTCGCCAACTTTGCGCCGGTCAAGCTCTACCGTCGTGTGTACCTCTATCGGCTGCTTATTGCCTGTTAAACGGTCGAGAAGCGCGTCCAGCTTGCTTTCAAGCTCCGGGGATATGCCATAACCGCCAGAACCGGAAAACGCATTCGGCGGCACTACGCCGCCCATAGCAACGGCGGGCATACGAAAGCCGCCCATGTTGGCGAGCTGTTCCCCGATAGAAAAGCGGTTTGCCTCCGCGATCAAGCCGGAAGAGATAGACCGCATCTGTGCCGTTAATCCGCTCTCGGAATCGCCTAAGCCCTCTTCAATGCCCGCGCCGATGTTCTCGCCGATCTGCTCCCGGAAAACCTTAGACGGGGAGTGAATGCCGAGAATGTTCTTTGCGCTCTGTAAAAGGTTTCTGCACATCTGCTGGATTGCACCCGTGAGCCATTGCCACGCACGATTCAGACCGTCGATAATACCGTTGACGATGTTCGTACCAATGTCCGCCCAGTTGATGTTCCGCGCCGTGTCAATAAGGCTGCGCAGCTTGTCCGTGATTCTCTGTTTAAGCTGCCCGAACGCCTGTATAACGTTATTGATCTTGTTTAAAACGCCCTGCTTCAATCCGGCCATGATGTTACCGCCGATCTCTGCCATAACCGTAGACGGGGAATGAATACCGAAACCATCCTTAAAGCCGTCGATAAACGGTTTAATGATGTTATTCCAAAGCCAAAGACCGATATTTTTTACACCGTTCCAGAGACCTTGCAGCAGACCGAGAAAAACAAATTCCCCGTCCTGCATAGCGTTTTCGTTCCACCAATTAACAACTTCTTGCCATGCCGAGCTTATGACACCCCAGAGAAGCAAGCCGAGACCGGCACACGCCGCGCCGAAAACCTCAACAATCGAGGACACAATACCCGCCCAGTCGATATTCTGGATAATATCAACCGTTGCATTCCATATCGTTTGACCGAGAGAAAGCCAATCAATAGAACGTATTGCATCCGTAAGCCCGTTAAGCAGACCAACGGCGAATTGAGACAGCGCCGCCATAGCCGCGCCCCAATCGAAATTCTGAATAAATCCGACCAAGCCATGCAGGATAATTCGGAATTTTGCCGTAAACAGAATACCAAGATTCCGCCAATCTACGGAGGAAATAACGTTGCTAAGGAACGTAGCAATATTCCCAGCAAGCCCCATCCAATCAAACGTTGTCAGAGCTACCGCAAGGAATGTCAAAGCCCCATCCAGATACCCGCCGAGCTGCGAGCCGATACCCGCCCAATCCACGGACGCGATCATGTCATTGAGCTTTCCGGTAAGCAGGGACGCCGCTTTCGACCATTCCCCGGCCTTGATTGCCGCCGCGATCTTTGCCGGGAGGCTTTCAGCGTCCACGGCGGTTTCTTCAAACGCTGTCGCGCCGCTTCCTCCGCCTCCACCGCCGCCGCTGTCCGTGTCCTGCGCCACGGTAAGGGTATCTATACCCATGAGCTGCTTTTTTGCTTCCTTAGCGTTCCCGGCTGCGCCTCCGAGATTGTCAGAAAGTTTCCCGGTACTTGCTACCGCCTTTTTGAATGAGCCGCGACCGGTAAGCACCGCCATAAACTGCGCTACGGCCTGCGCTGCCGTGTTGAGCATAGCAATGAGCCTTTGCAGTACGGGCGCTACCGCGTTAAGGACAGGCGCGAACGCCGCGCCCCAAGAGGCTTTCAGCCCCGTGAGGGAAGATTTCAGCGCGTTTATATTGCCCTGCGTTTCTTTGTCGCTCTTCGCAAACTCGGATACCGCTTGCGTGACATACTGCCGCATCTTGCTTACAAGAGCCGTCACGGTACGAAGTCCGACGCCGAACAGCAAGGCGCTTTTCAGCCCTTTCTTGAACATATCGGAAAAGCCGTCTTTCATTTGGCTGCTTTTCTCGGCTATCGCATCTTTCGCACGACCGGCAACGGCTCCGATACCGCCGAAAATCCTTTGGCCGGATACGACCTTTGAAAGAATGCCCTGCCGCTTCTGCAAGCGTTGCAGCGCGGAGGTATTAACATCTACCGACCGCGCCGCATCGTCATAGTTTTTTTGAAGCTCTGAAACGGTGTTCTTCTGCTGCTCCAAAATCGCCTCTTGTTCGGCAAGCTGCTTTTTTATATTTTCCTGTTCTACAAAATCAACGGCGCGTATTTTCCCCTGTCCGTTGGTCTTTGCCTCGCTCGCTGCAAGCTGTTCTTTCAGCTTTGCCACGCTCGCCGCCGTCTCTTCGGCTTTCTGCTTTGCTTCGTCGAGCTGCGGGGCAAGGTTTATTTTCGCTTGCGCCGCATCGTTGATCTTGCTTTTCAGATTATCAATAGCGCGATTCAGCGCGGCAAGCTCCCGCGCCGCCTTGCTATCGTCTATACCGACCTTAAACCGAATATCTTTCAATCTGTTTCACCACCTTTCACCCGTAAGGGCTTATTTGTGCCGGAATGCATACACGATAGAGTACGCAAGCAGCACCGCAAATTCACAAGCGAGCGTTGCAATAACGCCGCCCCAAAATGCCGGAAATGTAACCATGTTTTTTCACTCTCCTATTTTTCAAAGCTCGTATACCGTGCGGTACAGTATCCCTGTAATGCGCCCGCACGTCTGCGCCATACGGTACGGGAATCTATACCAAGCTCATCCATAAGGACATCCGCGCCGTATTTCAGCTTATCGACATACAGCACAACAAGAATACGCTGATCGTCCTTGTCGAGCCTATCAAGCGCCCGGTATGCAAGCCGGGCTTTGCCATCAAAATAGCTTAAATCAGCCTTTAGCCGCTCTATCCGGTCGAGAGCTGATACAAGCCATTCCTCGCGCTTGTTCCCGCCGCCCTGTACCGGTGTCGAGCCGGTCGTTGAGCTTTTGATAGATGTTAACCGCGCCTGTTCCTCTGCGATCTCGTCCGGTATCTCGGCTATGCGCCGTTCGTAATACCGGAGTTTGGAAAGATCGTCTTTGCATAGGGCTTCCATAAATTCATTCATTGCGCATACCTCCGAAATTACCGTCTAACAAGCCGTAGCATTTACCGGCTTCCAGAATAAAATCATTGTGCCAGCGTTTGGCCGTCTGATACGATACGAAAAGCGCCATAGCCGCGCCCTCTAAAGAGTGGCTTTGCTTAAAGAAAACCATGTCAATAAGGGCTTGCCGTTCCGCTCCGTTTTTGATCTTTCCGGTGTTCTCTATGGCTCGCCGTACCGCGTCATACTCTACGGCTTCAATGCCCGTCAGCTCGCGCAGCGCCGCCGCCTCTGCCGTCCTGGACGCTCCGCCGCCTCCGGCTGAAAAGCTGTAATTCGGGGTTATGCTCTGATTCTTCATTGTTTGGAGCTTGTCGCAAAGCTCCGGGTATGCTCTAATTGCGGATTTCATGTAACCCCACCAGCGAAAGCGGGGCTTGCTCATGGGTCAATGTCCTTTCACCATTTCGATTTGTGCGCCGGTACATGAAAGTTTCTTACTTCCACAGTGAAAAGCTCCGCGCCCTGTTCGGCGGCGCTGCGTAAATCCTTGTCGATCTCCCGCGCACACCCTAAAAGGTTTTCGAGCTTCCCGGCGGCTTTCTCCGGGATGGTTGCCCCGCAATGGGGACACCTTGACGCCATACCGTCATAGAGCGTTGACGCCGCCCCGCAGTTATGGCACTTGATCGTTACATAGCACATTGTTTCACCCCCCAATCATTCAAGCGGTCTCGCCGGTGTCGGCCTGTTGTCTATTCCGGCTTCCCCCGCGTAATTCCATATAACCATCGTAAGGCTGTACGCTACGGCGTCTATGGTGTGGTTGTTCGCGTCGGGCAGTTCTCCGGTAATATTGCCGTCCTTGTCCGTCATGTATTCGTACTCCGTAAACTCTCTAAAGGCGTTCGGAGTGCGTGCCGGGTCAATGATGATCTTCCGGTGTTGGAGCCAATTTATACGGTATCGCACGGCGTCCGGGCGCTTGTATGTCGCTCTTGCTTCTATGCCGTTTGCGCGTAGATCAACTATGCTTTTCGGCTCTGCGCTGTCGCAATAAGCCACCATTGCGCCATCGGTAAGCGGCATAACCTTAGACCATGCTTTATACTTTCCCCGCATCAGCTCCGCAAGCTCTGAATTACGCAAGCGCCGCTTGTATATCTCATCCAGCAAATAAAGCTCTTCCGTCTTTCGGTTATAGCTCACGCGGATATAACAAGCCGGGTCTATCGTAAAGCCAAAATCAACACCGTCATAGAAGTATCCCATTCCGGCGATCTCCTCATCCGTGATCGTCCGTACTGTGACATTGGGGAATACCTCGCCGCCCGCGCCTATCGGCTCGCCCATGTATTCATGGCGGTATGCGTCAAGGTTAACGGCTTTCAGGTGTTCGGCTTCCTCTATGAACGCCTCGCCGAGCCATTCCGGGGGCATCATGGTATAGTCTGTGCGCACGGTCAAGGCTCGATCATCCGGCACGTTTACAAGCCGATTCATCCAGTTGTTAAGGCTGATAGGCGGGTTAAACGTGCGGAAGATGGTAAATACCTTTCCGCCGCGCTGTACCGACTGCGTTACATTACGTAATGTTCTCTCGTTCTGAATTTCGCAACATTCTTCATACCATTGATAGCGGAAATACGTCCGCCCCGGCGCTCTGATTGATTTTAGCTTTGTAGCCTCATCCAGACCGCGAAAGATAATAGCCTGTCCCGTGGGCTTGTACGTCGCTCTCATGGGGCTTGTGGTAAGCGTCCATAAATCCGAAGCATCAAGCGTATCTATCGCCCATTCGATCTGTGCAAAGACGCTTTCCCGCAGCGTAGCGCCGACACGCCGGAAGCAAATCCCGCTCGCCGTGCTGTCGTTCATTATGCCGTTCACGATTTCCAGAGAAGCAACGGAGGATTTACCGGAACCGCGACCGCCCGGAAGATTGTATATGCTGTGCCGCTGTGCCTGTATATCCTCATGGAGAGGGACGTATACCGGGGCTATATGCTGCGTTATGTCCCGCTGCGCCGCCCGCTCTTTCAGCTCGTCGGCGATCTTCTTTGATGCTTCGAGAGCTGCGAGACGCTTTTCTATGTCATTCCTCATTGCTCGCCTCAAGCGCCTTTATGCGCTCCAAAACGTCCCCGATCTCTGTATACCGTGCGCCGTGCTTTAATATGGCCTCTGCTGCATTGAGCCGTGTTTGCTGTGATGCTCTTTCGTCCTGCATGATTGCTACCATCGTAGATACTGCGTCACACGTTGAGCGTTGAAGCATATTCCGCGTTGATGTAACCAAACCGGCGCGGGCTTCGTCGTACTTCTTCCGAAACTCCGGGTTATTAACTCGGTGTGAAATCGTTACCGGCGTACATCCGAGCTTTTCAGCCGCCATCTTTTGCGTCGGCGTTGTAAGCAGCGCCTCTAATATGTCCTCGTCTCGTATCCGGTTTATAACCTCACCCCCTCAAAAGCCTTTGTTTTCATAAATCCGGGCATAAGAAAGCACCCCGCAGTCTTACGGGATGCTTTCTCATTTTTCGCTTAGATACGGACAACCGAATTTTCCGGGGCAAAAGAAATACTTGCTCCGCCATCGGCGGCGATCATCGGTTTAACCGCTCTGTTTCCTGCGGAATCTTCCACAAGCGCGAGACAGACCGCCCTATAGCTGTATCGGTTTCCGTCCGCATCGATGCCCGCAACGGCCATTCCGACAGGCGCGGTAATGATCTGGATAATTTTTTCGTCCATTGTTTTTCACCTCACAAAAAATATTTATGATAACGCTTTTCCGCGTATCATTTCGTTAATCATAACGCGCCCGATCTTGCTTTCCCGCGCTTCTTTTTCAAACCGCTTTCCGTATTCGTCGATAGCCTTACCGACATCCGCAACCGCGATTCTACCCGCTGCAAGGTCTTTCTGCGCCGCTTCCCGCGCTTTCTTGTCCACGTTCGACAGCTCGACGGAATCAAGCTGCACCGTGCGGGAAAGCTCTTTGTATCTCGCCTCATTCGCTTCTTTCTGCTTCACTTCCTGCCGTTTCTGATACTCTGCGGCAAGGGAAGCATACGCCCGCTGATACTCTGGCGTGCTGCGTTCAAGCTGAATCTTAGTAGCTGCCCGCAGATAGCTTTCATCGTCCGGGAAGTCCTCGCGGTTTACTACATCCAGCGCACTAAAGCTATCTCCGGTCATGCGCTGCGTGAATGCCTCTCGAATTTCGCTCATGTTTTTTCTCCTTACTCTTCGTTTTCAAAGTCTCCAGCGGCGGCGCCGAAAGTCTTTTCATAAACTCCCGGCTTGTCGTACCATTTAAGAGCAACCCGCGCGGCTTCCGGCAGGCCGTCCACCACCCGCGCAAACTGCGAGCTTTCCGACGGAAGCACTACGCGCCCAAACTGCGAGATACCTGCATTCTCCGCCGCGCTCAATACAAGGCGCTGCATCGTCGTATTGCCGTTGTACTTGTCGAACATCTTTTCAAGGTCTGCGCGTTTCAGCTTTAGCCCGCAGTTAAGCAGCTTTGCATCATCCGTGATCTTTGCCGGGTCGAGATCGTCCCCGCGTCGAAGCTCTGCGGCGTACTCATCGCAAGCGTCCTTGATAGTCTTGTTTACTTCGTATTGATAGTCGTTGATCTCTTTTTCCAGCTCATAAGAGCGCTGCCGCAGCTCTGCAATGTGTTGCGGCGTGTACTTCTTCGTGTCCTGGATTTTAAAGCGTACTTTTTCAAGCTCTTCTTTTTTTGCGTTCAGCTCTTCAATAGCGGCGCATACCGAATCATTCAGCTTGTTATAAAACTCTCTGCGCTTCACTCTCTGCGACCTCCGTTCTTGTAAAATCCGCAATTCTCATTGCATTCTTTTCCGTAGGGCATGGGGCATACCTTCCCAACATTCGGCGATACGCAAACGCGCATACAAACGTATTCGCCGAAATACGCGCACTTATCGCCCATACATTCCGTGCCGCTCGAAATACCGCCCTTTTGCAGCGGACAAAAGATTTTCGGCGGTTTCGGTTCCGGTAGATCCTTCGGCATACCTGTTACCGCCATTCCATAATTGTACGTTACCCCCGCGCGGTATCTATCCTCTTTACTCATCGTTGCTCTTTTCCTCCTTGATCTGCTCTTTCATGCCCTCAACAACGGGCTGTAGCTTGTGTACGGCGTCTATGCCGTCCATCAAAAGCTCTTTCGTTTTCTCTGCAAGGTTTTCTTTCACCTGTCTGCATCGTCTTTTCTGCTCTGTCATGCTGTGACCTCCTTCGTGTTCTTGATGTTGTTCATGCTGTCCGCGCACGCTTCCGCAAGTTCCCAACCGGCCTGTACTTCGTATAGCCGCAGCTCCCGAATTTTGGCGGACATGAAATGGTTTATTCGGTAATTGCAGCCGGGGAAAAATTTCGTTGAAAAATATTGATCGACGAGATACGGGTATGTTTCCGGGTCTATATCGAAATAACCAAGCTCCGCGTCTTTCTCGTCAATGTACGGCAGTTTCTCCATCAGCCGCCGGGCATTGTCCTTGCCGATGGGTATATGTTCCATGCCGAGCCGTTCGGCGTAGGCTTTGAAAAAATACTCAAAGATAGACAGATTCTGTTCCAGCGTGAAAACTTTTTTCTTGTCGGGAATATCTTCATACGCCCTTGTTGCTACCTTGCGGAAGATTTCAAAATCCATTTTTTAGCACCCCTTTTCCATGTGGCGGAGAAGTTCAAACGCCCCGCGTTTGTGCTTCCCTCTTATATACGCGAAAGAAAATTTATTTTCTTTCCCTCTTACTTACTTACGCTATAGTTATAGTTAACGTTATAGTTCAGGAACGAAACCGGAACCAGAATGGAACCAGAATGGAACCAGAATGGAACCAGAATGGAACCAGAGGCTAAATAGCTTGCTCATACCGGCCTTTTTCATCGGTCTGCAACGACTGATATTCCGCTTGCCATTCCGTAGGGTGGTAGCGGTCATTTTTCAGCGTGTTGTTGATCTTCCAATCCCTAACGACTATCACGCCGGAAGAAAACCGGATGATAAACCCGGCCTTTTCCAATTCGTCAATATCTGATTCACCGCATCCGACAGAGCGGGCTATACCTTTGGGACGGCTGACAAACCCGTCGTCGTCCCCGTGCATACCAAGGTGGAAGTACAGGCATTGAGCGGATACCGGAAGATCAAGAAAATCGTCCGTGTCTATCACGGCAAGGGAAAACATTCTTTTACTTGCCATCAGCACTCATACTCCAATACCGAAATATCGCCGAGCTTGTCATAAACGGCCATCGCTGCCGGAGAGGAAAAGGCTCTTTCCGCAAGCTCCGTTGCAGCGGTATTCCCGCTCTTTGCTTCCGCATAGCACCGGAAAGCAAGGCCGACGGCCTCCGTATCCGCTGCCGCGATCTCCGCGTAAATGGCGGCAATTTGGCGCTTCTTCTCTTCTCGCGCTTGACGCTCCTTTTCGAGCGTTCTTTCCACCTGTTCGCGCAGTTTCTTTTCATTCGTTGTCATGTTTTTATCCTCCGTTCTTTTTGTATGATCTTGTCAACCGCCGCTTTCGGCGTCGGGTCTGGTAGTCCGTAGGCGTTGCGCCGGTCTATCTGTTCCTCGATCTGCTTATACTCCCGGCGCTTCGCCTGGTACCGTTTCCGGCTCGATTTGGACATAGTACCCCCTTGTGTGGCGCGTTTCCCCTTTTCAGAGGCCGCTAAAGGCTTTCGCTATGTGCTGATCGAGCGTTTCAACGTCAATCAGAAAATTCTTTCCGAGCCGTACCGATGGAATAGCGCCGGTCTTTACCAGCGTGCGGAAATAGTTTTTCGTAAGCGCGGAATCCGGGTCTTTCTCCTTGAAGTAGTCGTATGCTTTCGGAAGCGTTCTAAGTTTCGCCATGTTGTATTCTCCTTTCAAAGTCCGAAAAAATAAAATGAGCCTATCGCGTTCGCTCTGTTACCAAGCGACCGTAATAGGCTCATAGGCTCATTCGTGCGGGAATTTCTTCCATGCACGTTTTGTCATTCGATTGCTTAGTATTATATCACGTTTTATCCGATTTTGCAAGCCTCTATAGCCGATTCCATAGTATTTGCGGCCTTTTCTTTCGCCGTGTCTATCGCGTGAGCATATACGGATAGCGTTGTTTTTGTGTTCTTGTGGCCGAGAACGCCCGCCGCCGTTACCACGTCCGTACCGTTGGCGATCATAAGACTTGCCGCCGTATGGCGGAATTGGTGCGGGTGTATGTGTGGGACTTCGTGCCGCTCGCAGAGCTTCGATAAAAGAATATTAACATCTGTTGGCGCCATGACAGAGCCGAGAGAGCGGCAGAATACAAAGCCGCTATCTTCCCACGCACCGCACAGCCGGAAACGCTCTTCAATAAACCATTTCCGATATGTTTTAAGGGTGGAAATAAGAGCCGGTGGAATAGAAACATACCGGACGTTTCCGGTTTTTGTCTGCCCGTATACTATACCGGTTTCTTTCGTGTAAGTTATGCCAGCGTCTATAAGAATCTGCCCTTTTTCAAAGTCGATCTTATCCCAGCGCAAGGCGCATAGCTCGCCGCGCCGCATTCCGGTGTAGATCATCGTGTAAAACATCGCCTTAGTTCTGATCTGCTCACCGTCGAGAACGTCAAGAAACGCTTTAAGCTCTTCGGGCTGCAAGCATTTATCTTTCTTCGGCTCCGCCTTTCGTTTCGGGACGGTTGCACGCCTCGCCGGGTTGTACATGATTATCATGTCCTTTTCTGCTTCATCAAGAACCATCTGCACAAAGACATGGTGCTTTTCGATCATCGCATTTGTAAGCGTGTCTTTGTTTTCCTCCGTGCGAAATGCGGCCTTGAAGTCCAGACCGAGAGCCGACGCCAGACGCATACCGGCGGTTTGTGTAAGCCTGTCCCCACGGCAAGCGCGGGTAATTATGTCCGTATTTATTCCGCTGTCTTTGCTAACCCTGTTGACGCCTCCAAAGCTATTTACAAACGGTCTGATCTCAATTTTGGGATAGCAGTACAAGCGGTTTATTCTTGTGCCGGGCTGCGCGATCTTTGCGTATAGCTTGTTTAGGTGGTGCGGTCGAATGTCTACAAGTTTCATATCGCCGATACCCTCATAAACCCGCCGCTTTACCCACTCATACCCGCGAATCGTTCCCTCTGTATGCCCCTGCGTTTTTTTCAGCTCTATGAAATACTCTGCGTATTCCCGGAACGTCCGGCTATCGTCCGGTCTAAAGCCGAGTTCTATTTGCTTCTCAAACTCATACGCCGCTTTCTGCACGGCCTTTTCCATCTGCTTCTCCGTCATGGGCTTGTCCGGCGTCCACGTCATATAATGGCGTATCTGCTTGTTTCCGGCAGTCCTGCCGCATGATACCGTGATCTTGTAACTGTTCTCGCTTATCTTCCGTATGCTTGCCATTGGGTGAGCCTCCTTTTTCTTTTACGCCGTGTTATCCGCTTTTGGTTGTGGACACCCCCGTTTTGATCTCGCGGTAATTGATTATCATTTCCCGCGCTTCTCCGCATCGGCGGCAGGGAATAATAACGCCCTTGCATACCGCGCCATCACGAACGGGGAACATCTTTTGATTGCAGACGGGGCAGAGATACCACGGCTGCCCCTTTATCAGCTTTACCATGTATCAACCTTTCCGGCGCACATTTGGCGCACAACGTAGGGAATACGGCTTGTTTTTCGTGGTTTGCGTTCAATCGTGAAAACCATTGATAAATAAAGGCTTTCCGGCGCTTCGTGCGCGTTCGGTTGCACATGGTTACACATAATTTAACATCTTGAACTGATAATGTCAAAGGTTAAATTTGAACGAAAATAGATTAACAAAACCGCCGTATTGACCGAAAACCATTGAAAAAGGATGCTAAAACGTGCGCCCCGTTTTTGGCGTGGCGCACGTCCGGCGCACATCAGCCGCCGATCTTGCAGGTCTTTTCGTAAAAATCGCGCTCGTCTGGTGTAAGTACTTCCATGACCTTTTCGCAAAACCATGCGAATTGCTGTTCATTCATTGCGCATATCATTTCTACAAGCTCTTTCCGTTCGTCTGTCATTGCTGTTTACCCCCTGCCCGCGCTTCTTTCTCTATTTCAAGTAGTCCGGCCTTTTCCAGAATGTCAACGACCGCCGCCCGCGTCTCCGGGTCTTGTATCGCCTTTATGAAAAACTGCGTAAACTGCTCTTCGCTCATGCTGTCGATCATGTCTGCAAGCTCTTTCCGCGTGTCCGTCATGCTCTCGCACCCCCTACGATATGCAAAAGCTGTTGATTGAATGATTCAAGCCGTATGTTTTCTCCGGCAAGTTTCGCGTTGTCGAGTTCGAGCGCGTGAATCTTGCTTTCAAGAACGTTTTCAAGACTTCCGGTAGCCGCTTCCGCGCCGTCCTGCACCAATCCGGCCAGAGTGTCAAGCGACAGGCTAAAGAACGCGCAGAGCGTGGCCACATACTCAAACGACGGGTTGACAACTTGACCGACAAGGAACCTTGTAAGGAAGTTGTACGGAACACCGGAAAGCTCGCTGATCTTCTCCGTAGAAAAACCGGATTTCCGCTTTTCATCCACAAACGTCTTATAAATATCCCCAATGCGTGGGCTTATGTATTGAATCGTCATATCATTCATTTTCGTAAACTCCCTTTCAAAATTTGTTCGCAAGGTTTACCAGCAGAATCAAAATAAACTGAAATAAGCCGTTGAAAAGCACGCCGCCGATAGCAAACGCGCCCTTGACGCAGTCCGCCTCGATCTTATCGCCCGCCCCGTTCCGTTGGGCAATGATGCAAACGGCACACATCACCATAGACGCCAGCGCCGCAAGCAGCAGCGGCAGGGTAAAAACGATCTCATACCCCATCTTCTTCACCATCCATCAAGAATTTAGCTAAGTCCTCGCTTATATCGTCCGGCGGGCATTCTTCCAGCAGCTCCCGGACTTTGTTTTTGAAATCCGCATAAGAGCCGACGCCGGATGCTTGATACACGCGCCCCAGCTCGATACCGTCCCGGAATGCCTCGCCCTCTGCTTCGTTCAGTACGTCCATAAGCTCCGCGTATGTACGATCATCCATCCGCTCTGTTATAGCTTCCAGACCTGCGACCGTGTCCGCGTTCCGCTGCCGGACGTAATGAATATCCGCATCCCCCAACAGGGATTCTATTTTTGTAATCCGTATCACGCTCTCACGCCCCTTTATTCGCGTTCTGCGGTCTCGGTAATGTCTGCGCATTCCCCGACCGCAAAAGCGCCGTGTGGCGCGTTGTGTGGCGTTAAACAAAGCGTAGACGTGCCGGTGATCTCTCCGAACGTCAATAGACGCTGCTGTATGGCGGTATAGATTTCCTTGTACGGCTTACCCGCCGCTATCCCGGCGCGTATCTCTTCCGCTATCACCCGCTCAATGAGCATTAACGCCGTAAGCGCTTCAACGTGGGCGCGGTCTCTGTCCGTGATTCCCGCCGCCTTGTTCGCTATCCGGGAGATCGACGTATAATACCGTACCGCGTGCTTTGAGCCTTGCCCCGTGGCGTACTCTACAAGCTCGCGTATCGCGTCCGTCTCCTGCTTGCGTACCGCCTTTGTAAGCGCTCGCGTATCCTGCCATATCGGGCTGTTGCGCTCCAACAGGAGCGACCGCATAGCGTAGAACTGTTTTACAAGCTCTTTCTTGAACGCCCGTACCGTCTCCGTGTTCCGTGCGTAGGTCATTAAAAGCGTTGCTTGCTGCTCGTTCAAGTGGTACACCGTGACGCTCTGACCGGTCTTGCTGCCGGGCAAAGGTGCGATTTGAAATCGCACCTTTCCGAACTCTTCAAGGTCTGCCTTGTGGGTCTGAATAAGCCGGTTAACCGTGCGGCGATTCATCCCGGCGGCTTCGGCTATAATCTCGCTCGTGGTGTACGGCTCTTGTGTCGGCGCTTGTGACTTCCAGAAAACAAGCTGTATTGTTTTGGGCATAAAAAACACCTTTCTGCAAATCTCCACTTGCAAAAAGGCTGTAAAGGGGTATAATGAATTTACCCCTTTCAAGCCTTGTGCTTGTGGGCGTGGGTCTCCCGTGCTGTCCGTTCCGCCAAGATCAGCAGCGCGGGAGATTTTTTTATTCTTCCTGTTTCAGACGATCATACACCGCTTTAATGCCCTGCCGGATAATGTCCGCCTTGCTCTGCCCGGTTTTCGCTGCGCAGTATTCCAGCCGGTCTACATCTTCCTGCGACAGTCGAACGCGGGTACTAAGCTGCTTCGGGTCGTCGGTGGGTCTGCCTGTTCGTGGAGACATTGCATCACCTCTCTTTCGTATCCACATAAGTAATTATATATTATGTGGATACATAAGTCAAGAACAAATTACAAGAAAAAGGGCGCGATTTGAAATGCAACCCTTTGACATAATGGAGCGGGCGCGGTATAATCTACTTGCACCCGCTCCGGGTGTTCTTCGGCTCCTTGTCTGTTGCTTTGGTCGGCGTTCAGGCAAGGGGCTTTTCTCATGCGATGCAGAAGCGGCGGGAGGTCGTGGACTTCGTGAACTGTGCCGCCAGCTCCGGCAGAGCCTTTTTCAAGGCCGCTGTATCGAGTCTGGAACTCTCCACGGGCTTCCATGTGATTTTATATTCGCCTACGCGCAGCTCTTCGGAGTCGCCCATATAAGCCTTTATCTCGTCCTTGAGGGCGTCGGCCTCGGCCTGCGCCTCCTCCGCCATGCGCTGCAGCTCACGCAGCAGCTTGATTTTTCTTTCGATGTCCTGTGTGCTCATGCTTACTATCTCCTTTTCATTTGCCCCGCTTCCTGAGTCTGTTTGACTGCTCGCTGAGTATTTCCGGCAGTTTCGCGGGGCTTTATTCGAAAGATTCCAGAGTCTGTGTCGTGGGGGATCGCCCACATTGTTTCCGGCTGCTTATCTCTCTTAACTGTCTATATTATAAACGAAAACATTTAAAACGTCAATACCTTTGTTTAAATATTTTTATTTTATTTTTCAACGTATCATTGACAATTAAAACATAAACGTTTATAATTTATAATGTGGAGGTGATACAATGGCAACGTCAGAACAAATCAAAATTCTATGCGTTAAACTTAGCATCAGTGTTTCAGAGCTGGCGCGGCGCTGCGGGACAAGCCCTCAAGCGTTTTCGCAAAAGATGAAGCGCGAGGGATTCACCCCGGCAGAGCTGAAAGAGATTGCAATAGCTGCGGGGTGCAAATACGAAAGTTCCTTTATCCTGCCGAGCGGGGAGCGGGTAACGGAATAAGAAACGGCGGAGGATAATTCCTCCGCCCTCTTTTTTTCATAAGCTATCTATGCTATTCTCCTTGTAAAGCGCACAAAGGAGGAAACAGCATGGAATACTATTTTTCTATGGAGACAATGCGGGATTTTCAACGCCGGTTTGAAAGCGAATACCTCACCGGTTACACGGTCAAGCAGTATGAAAAAAATTGTTTGACCGTGTACGTGATTAACGACTCTCTTGTTATTGGCTTTGAACTTGTCCCGCTCATTGCTTCCGAAAATGCAGTTTATCTAAACGCTGAAAGGTTCAGAGCAGAGATAGAATCAAATCCGTTTTTGACGTTTCCGGAAGTCGGTGCGCCGTACTATTACGCCCGTATTGTGGAGCTGACGCATAATGACATTGGCTTTCGGTACAACAATGCAGGTTTTGCGCGTGATCTCTGCCGTATCACTGGGCTTGTGCTAATGGACGTGTACATTCAGTATCGAAAATTCAATAGTGATGATATAGTCCGCTGGAACTGTATAGACCGGTATAGTGCAGCATTTCCGGGGCTTTGTCTGCTGGATCGTGTCGCTGCATGGCCAGGCATAAATTATAACTTCATCGTTGTTGAACTTGAAAATAGCTCCGGTGACGTTGGCCGCGCTGTTGCTTACACCTCGCAAAAGCCGCATGATTATATACGCAATCTGTGTGATTCATGGATAAAAACCGGTAAAATGCACAGCAGCGCCATGAATGACGGTATTGCAGAGCGCGCAATAAATGCGGCCTTTGCTTCATGGAAAGGCGTTCGGAGGCAGACGCGATTAGAACAGCACTTAAAATATTTCACGGTTTCCCTTTGCCTGAAAGACTTGGGCGATGTATACGGCTATCAGCGGGACATACTTGACGCTGCCAATGCCGGGGAGTATGCTGATATAGAGCGTTCCACATATCTTAAGCCGGTCAACAAGTGGACATCTGAGGAGCTTGTATACAAGGTCACAAAGAAACTGTACAAGGAATACGCCGTTATATATCAGCTTCGGCCTTTCTTTTTACGAACACCGAAAGGAGGGCAAATGTCTTACGATGTGTATATTTCCGGTCTTAATGTTGCAATTGAATATCAAGGCAAGCAGCACTTTGAGCCGGTTGAATTTTTCGGCGGGGATGATGCTTTTCAAGATGTGCGGCGGCGGGACAAAATAAAAGCCGAGTTAAGCCGCGCTAACGGCGTTAAGCTTGTTTATATCAACTATTGGGACGATATAACGCCCGCACTTATTATTGAGCGCGTCGGTATTGAGCCGTAGCCGCGCCCGCTCCCCTGCCGTCCCGCTCATAGGGAGTAAATACGAATACGCTTTCGGGTTTGCTCTCGGCTCCCGCTCTGGGTGTTATCAGATGGGCAGGACAGCGCAGGACGCGCCACAAGGCCGTAGGGCGAACGATGGCGCACGGGGGTATAAATACACCGTAAAGCACCAAACGACACGGGGCGCGGAACTGTGCAAGCGTGGCGGGACTTCTCCCGCTCTAGTTCGGTGTAGGCCGCGCAAATGGAGCCGGGCAAAACAAAAGCCCGCCCCATGCTTGACAAAAGCACAGAGCGGGTTGTATAATAAAGCATGAAAAGAGCGCTGCGACATGCGGTTAGCCCAAGTAGTTAACTAAATTTCTCGAAAGAAACCGTCACCTGCCGGGGTGGCGGTTTCTGCTTTTCACAATGATCGTCACGGTAAACCGTCCGATATGTAGTGTGATACGCATAAGCAACACCCCCTTTCGGGTGGTGTAGCTAACCGCCTGCCGTTGTGCAGCGCTCCCGGTGCATAAGCACCATAGACAAAATATCACATAGGCCGACAAAATGCAAGGGAAACCGTGCGGCGAGTTGCGGCAGATTGCCGCGCATCGCGGCGAGTTGTGGCAAGCAGTTGAAATCAATTGCTTGCATGTGAATGCAATTGATTACAATAGCTCTCGTATATCGGCTTCCCATGTAGCATAATACGCTATGCGCCGTAGCTTGCGGTTTGCAATTCTCGCGGGGATTGCCAATCCCCGCAGGGAACTCAGAAAGTCAAAGTTCAGCGTTATAATAGCGCATCGCGCATCAGTTCCGGACATTTTGCCATTCAGGCAATCCGTTACGATTGCCTGATATTTTTCTTTGAGTTCAGAAATTGTCATGTTAGCCCCTATTTACTGCGTTTCGTTACGTATTTACGTAGCTGTGCGGTCGTGTTCCCGCTCATAAGGCTTTTGCCCTGTATACGCCATCAGCTTTTGATACGCCTGTTTTCATGGCGTTGTTGGCATATATAGCCGTCGCCCGTGATTCAAGCTCTGACCGTGACATTTTCCCAACTTTGGCATTGAAGCCGATCCACTCACACGCTGGAACCGCCCTCGCTGGTTCTATCGTGGGAATATCCAGCGCGCCCTCCGGCCGGCATAAATGTTTGCAGATTCTCAAACAGCAGTTTCATAGCGATAAGGCTTTTCAATGCCGTAAAGATCGCGCAGGGCGGCTGGAATAATCGCGCGGAATTTCTCGTTATTGTCCCAGACCACATCATAATAAACGCCGCCCGGAAGTGCGCTATATGCGTAATTCTCCATAGCGCGCACCCCCGCTTCAATATCCTGTGCGGTGTAGAAAACGCGGTCAATCACGATACCATCGCGCAGGCTCCGGCGCATAATGAGTATCAGCATCGTGCGATTGCCGTCGGCCTTTGCGCGGTCGAACATGGTCTCAAGATCGGTCTTGTTCAGCTTTACGGGGCTTTCAAGCAGCTTCACATCGCCCGTAAGCTTGCCGCCGTCCAGCGCGTCAATGCTCTTGATCTCGTCGAGGAATGCGCTCACGGTTGCCTTGATTGCCGCATTGCCTGCGCTGATTGCTGCGTCACGCTTCCCAGTGTATTCCTGCATCTTGCGGGCGAAAACATCCTGGACGTAATAATTGGCGTAGTCGCGCTGGAATTTGTCGGCCTCGGCCTGCGCCGCGGCGACGTTTGCATGATGTGTGTTTACGGTGCTTCTCAGTTCGGTAATAATGTTTGTCATAGTAAATTTTCCTTTCTGTTTAATTATTCTGGTGATCTTCGGTATAAGAGCCTAAAACCATTTGCTCTAATTCGTCCAACGTGAAGCCCTTTGCTTCCGTAACACTCACGTCAACGCTGTCCTTCTGGCCTAAGAACTGCTTACCCAGCCAAATAGCCATAGGTGCAGATGTCGTTGCTAATCTCCATTGCATACGGCGCAGGGATATGCGGCCTTTGTTTCTTTTTTGCGCAAAAACTTCCGCAAAACTTTTGCCGTACTCTCGCTTACACCATCGCAGGATCGTATCAGTGCTCGCGTCAAACGCATCTGCGATCTCTTCTTCTGTGCATTGCAATGCACAGAGATTTTCAAATATCTCTTTGCTGATTTTGACTTGTGGTCTTGCCATCTTGTCTCACCTCCTTTGTGTTTCATCCCGTCCGGTCAAATAATCCACGGACACGCCGAAATAATCAGCTATCGCAACAGCCGCTTCTAGCGACGGTTTCGCTTCCCCGCGCTCGTATCGGCGCACTGCATCACTATGGAGGCCGCACAGCTCACTTAATGCAACGCACGACAGGCCGCGCCGCCGTTTGCGCAGCTCACGCACACGTTGTGCAAATATCTCCGTTTCGCCCGTATATCGTGCCTCCATTTTCTAGGGTCTTTTCTGCGTCCTTATGACGGTCGCCGCGTCGCTTCCTGTCTGCGCCGGTACTCTGCTGTAATGGCGGCATACGCCCGCCCCTAATTCAGGGCGGCTCACACCCGCCTATATTCCGGGGTACTGCGTTCAAGCTGAAGCTTTGTAGCCGCCCGCAGATAGCTTTCATCGTCGGGGAAGTCGTCACGGCGTACCGCGTCTAGCGCCGCAGCCGCGTCTATTTGCGTGCCGTTGAACATCAATTTCACCTCCTTGTCTCAGCGTTTCGGTAATTGCGTATAAGGCCGGAGAAGAAATGGTTGATATTGAAATCGCAATTCCTGTAATCCGTTGCAAAGTGCTGGTCAATCATCGGCGGGTATTGCTCCGGGGTCAGCGTCTCCCCGTATATGCCATTCTCCGCGTCATCCGGTGTATATGGCATTTTCTCAATGATGCTTGCCGTCTGGTTCAAACTTATCATCGGGTGCGGAGTCTCGAATATAAGTTCATATGTAGAGAAGTAGTAGCTAAAGACGTTCAGAACCTCGTCGAAGCTGAATCGTTCATCACCTACCCGCCTATACGCGAGCTTTGCGGTGATCTCGAATCTATCAAAATCAAAAAGCATATAAATTTCCTCCGAGCGGGCGGGGGTGCGCGCTTGCGGCTGCAAGTGTGCCATTATCCCCCTTATATTCCGCTTATTCCCTTTTTACTTTTTTACTTTATTCCCTTATAAACCTTATTCTTCTGTTTCTTCTTCTGTTTCTTCTTCTGTTTCTTCTTCTGTCTCGTATGATATCGGTCGATATCATACGGTATCGGTCGATATCATACGGTATCGGTCGATTCTCCTTTCAGCTTCCTTGCGTTTATGCGCTGCTCGTAAGACCTCCACGCCTCTTCCATATCGGGAAAAAACGCAGCGGCCGCAAGCTGTTCATACGCTGTCATTGTTTCGGGAAATTTGCCTGTTTCGAGATAATCCCAACAGGCAAGCAAAATATTGACGGCGCTTTCTGGTGGAAGCTGCTTTATAAGCTGCCGACGTTCAATTTTCATCTTGAACCATGTGGGATGCTTTTCCTTGATTTTCGCCATTAGTGCTCACCCTCCAGTTCTGCAATACCATTGCGCTTTATGCGGTTGTATGCCCGGCGCTCGTTCTTTGTGAACGTCTGTAAGCCCTCCGGAAGCTCTCCGTCAATGAAATAATCAGCAATTGCATGAATTACCTTGCCCGCTCCCTCGTAATCGAGCAGGGATAGCATTTCACAGGAATCTATAAGCAGGTTACCCCGCGCTGCTTTCTTTTCGTCCATTATGTAGCCCGCCTCAGCAGCCGCGAAGCGCCGCCGAGATATGCTCGTCGAGCGTTTCAACGTCCAGCAAATAATTTTTGCCGAGCCGTACGGACGGAATTGCGCCGGTCTTGACAAGTGTACGAAAATAGTTCTTTGTAAGTGCCGTTTCGGGGTCTTTCGCCTTGAAAGCCTCGTAAGCCTTGGGGAGTGTTCTAAGCTGTGCCATTGTTTTCTTGCTCCTTTCGTTTTTGAAAAAAATAAAAAGCCTACCTCTAACACCCTGTTACTGGGTGCGAGAAATAGGCTCAAAGGCTCATGCCCGCAGGCGTTTCCACCGTGCTGGCTTTTTCATTTAGTTGTTCTTAGATTATATCACATTTCAGCCCGTTTTGCAAGTCTTTATCACGTTATTTAACACGTTTGCGGCCTTGTTTTTGGCTTCGTCTATCTGGTGCGAATATACGTCAAGGGTGATTTTCGTTGATGAATGGCCAAGCATTCTTGACACGGTTACAACATCAACACCGCTTGCAATCATTAGGCTGGCGTATGTATGACGAAATTCGTGCGGTGTAATCCGCGAAATCCCGTGATCTTCGCAGAATCGCTGCAAAATCCCGTTGATCTGACACGGCGCGAGAGCTGCGCCAAGCGGTCTACAAAACACATAATCATTATCTACCCACGCGCCGCAGAGCCGGAAGCGCTCCTGAGTGTACCAGCTTCTATACTTCCGCAGGACGGAAACAAGAATATCCGGCATTGATACATACCGGAAAAGCCGGTTTTTCGTTTTGCCCTCCATAAGCCCCTTTTCCGAAGAACTTGATATATTCGCATCAACAAGTATGAGCTTGTTGTCAAAATCAATTTTCGACCATTTCAGGGCGCACAGCTCGCCGCATCTGCACCCCGTACAAAGTAGCGTATATATTATGGCTTGCGTCCGTATAGTATCGCCTTGCGCTGCATCAAGCACTCTTGTGATTTCGTCAGGCTGCAAGCTGCGCTTTTCTTTCCATCCTACTTTTGGCGGCGTCGCTTTTGCCGCTGCGTTATACGTCACAATCATTTCCCTCTCTGCTTGCCCTAGAATCGTATACATCAGGCCGTGATAATGTGCTATTGTCTTTTTTGATAGATATTCATTCCTTGTGGTTATGCGAAATGTTCGGTCAAATTCTGCGTTGATTGTCTCGCATATTTTTTGACCGTAATATTCCGAAATTTCGCCGCCGCCGCACACTGCGTTTATGGTTCTGTACGGTATGCCGCATTTTGTATGCATGGTATTTCGACTTATCAGCGTGAGAACATCGACGAGCGGGACGCATTTCGCCCGTCCCGTGCTTGTCCCTGGCTGCTCAAGCTTTGCATAAAAACGATTCAGGTCATACGGTCGGATGTCTTTAAGCCGCATTTGCCCGAACTCCGAATTGATACGATGCAAAAGGAACTTATACGAATCTATCGTGGTCGGGGCGGTTCCGTCCCTCCGCTTCAAGTCAAGAAAATATGCTGCATACTCTTCAAACGTACGATTGTCGTCCATTCTAAAGCCTAGCCCTATCTGCTTTTCGAACTCATACGCCGCTTTCTGCACGGCCTTTTCCATCTGTTTTTCCGTCATAGGTCTGTCAGGCCGCCACGTCATATAATGCCGTATCTGCTTGTTTGCGGCATCCCTGCCACATGATACCGTGATCTTGTAACTGTTCTCGCTGATCTTCCGAATGTTCGCCATTGTGCAAGCCTCCTTTTTTGCTGCCGCTGGAGGGCGTGGGGGGTGCCCTTTAGCCGTAGCGGCTCACCGCATCACCCCCCGGCCTTTGTTCGTGATAGTTAATTATTACTTCATTCGTTTCGCCGCATTGCTTACACATCATCATTACGCCGCGACACACCGCGCCATCTTTGACCATGAATAATTTCCTTTGGCATACGGGACATAAATACCACGCACGGCCTTTTATAATTTTTACCATGTATCAACCCTCCCGGCGCACGTTTGGCGCACAACGTAGGCTATACGACGGTTTTTCTACGGTTTCACACGGTAAGACATAGCCGAGCGTAGCCGTCGATATTTCGCGCATTGCTTTCTTGCGGTTGAATATGGCTTTACAAGCATACACTAAGTAACAGCTATTTGTCAACCGTTAAATATAGGCAAATATAAATGCACAAAACCGCCGCTTTTACCGAAAATCATTGAAAAAGGCTGCTCAAACGTGCGCCCCGTTTTTACTGTGGCGCACGTTTGGCGCACGTTAGCCGTCAAGAAGCCCCGATTTTTCGAATTTCTCGTGCAGTTCGGGAAGTTGCTCACACGCTTTTTTCACGAAGAAGGCAAACTGCTCATCGGTCATAGCGCACACCTTGCAGACAAGGTCAACGCGCATCTTACGGCTTTCTTCCCGCTCTGCCGCTTTGCGCTTCTTCTCTTTCAGCCTATCAAAAAACATTTGCGCACCCCTCCGTTTTATACAAGTTTTGTTGTGCATGCGGGCTGTTGGGCAGGCATTGGTCAAGCAACTGCCTGACTCTGGTTATAAAATCTGCATGTGCAGCGCCGCCGCTCTCGACGTCACGGCCTTTTTGCAGCGTGAAGATATATACGCTCCTGAGCTGTGCTTCGTCCAACCCATAAAGACGTTCAATAATGCCGGTAATAAGTTTTTCTCTATCGTTCATAATTCTGTTTCCTTTCTGCCCGCAAGATGGGCTTCTGTGTCGTTTTCGTTCTCGGTGATGTCTGTATATCCCCCGTCGATAAGCTCGCCGTGTGGCGGCTTGCAAGCGGGAATACAGAGCACAGACGCGCCGACTATCTCGCCGAACGTCAATAGACGCTGCTGTATGGCTGTGTATATCTCCTTGTACGGCTTACCCGCCGCTATCCCGGCGCGTATCTCTTCCGTGATTACTCGCTCTATCAGGATCAGCGCCGTCAGCTGCTCCACGCGCGCCGCGTCCCTGTTCGTTATGCCGGCTGTTTTATTCGCAAGCCGGGATATCGTCGAGTAATACCACCGCGCCGCCGTCGCGCCCTGGTCGTTCGCGTACTCTACCAGCTCCGCTATTGCGTCCGCTTCTATCCGCCGTACCTCTCGCGTCAGGCTCCGCGTGTCCTGCCATATCGGGCTGTTGCGCTCCAACAGAACC